ACCAAGGTTTTTGATAAAGGTATCTTTGTTCGGGATATCTGCGCCGTTCTGGTCTTTGGCAAGTTTGCTGTTTACTTCTGTTTTTGTGGCATAGTCGCCGGTTGGCTGCTTACCTGACAGACCGTTATTTAATTCCGTCCTGGTTGCGTAGTCGCCTGTCGGCTGTTTACCCGACAACCCTGAACTTAACTCTGTTTTAGTTGCGTAAATTTTTGCAGCTTTAGCCTCTGATGCCTGAATCGCGGCATCAACACTTTTTGTCACATACTCCCGGGTTGCCAGAACCACGGACGGATCCACTTTCAGGGTGATGGCCTGTGTGCTGCTGACCATCAGCACCATCTGAATGACCTGTGTCCGGCCAGACCCTTCCTGTAAATTCGGCTTGTAGGTTTCCGGAGCATTGCCGACTGCGATCAGACCACCGGTATCATCAAACAGACCGATTTCGCGAATCCACCAACCGCCCTCATTTTCAGGGATCACCTGTTCGGCAATGATGAAATTCGGGTTTTTCTCGTCAACAGATACCTGATTGACTGCCGCCCGGCGGTTTTCGCGGACTAATTTCGTCTGCGCCGGATCCGGAACCGGCAGTGTGCCGCCGCCGTCACCGACCGCCATTGCGGAAATGTTCATCTGCGTACCCAGCGCGACAGCGTTCGCCAGCTGTGCCGCGCCGTAGTTCGTCAGGATAGCGAAATACTTTGCTGTCATGGGTTTACTCTCACTTTATCAATGGTTATCAGGGCTGCGCCAAAATAGTCTACGCTTTCCACCCGGACGGTTTCCGGGATATATGGATAAACAGTCAGCGTGTCGCCGGTGTTGGTGGCGGCACCGCAGTAAAAATGCCCGGATGTGCTCAGGTTGATAGACAACCCCAGCAGGTGACGGCTGACGGGCTTTGCGTCGAATATCAGGCGCTCCAGCTCAAAATAGGTTTCTTCGGTGATGCCGGTTTCCGACACGCCGACCGTCAGGCGGAATGTCCCGTTCCGGTCGCCGGTTTTCCACCACTCAGTGACGCTGATCAGATACCCGAGCGGCTCCACGACACGCCGCAGCGCCCCGATGGTGCCCTTATGTTTGTGAACGAACATTGACGCCTTGATAACGTCCCGCTTTGTCCGCTCCGGCCAGTCAGCATCCCAGCGGTCAACCGACCACGCCCACGCCAGATACGGCAGCAGATGCAGTGGACAGGTATCAGGATTGACCAGAGTTTTTAGCGGTACCGGCACGCGCTGTATTTCCGCGCACGCCTGAGCAGCGGCAAGTTCCAGCGGACTGGATCCGGTCGGCAGCAGGCGGCTACTCATCGGAACCCCCGACCGTCACCGTCACATCAGTACAAAATGATGCCTGGGTATTACTGATCACGATATCTTTTGCCGGGCTTTTCAGTTCAACACGCTGAACTCCCTCAACATGCAGGGCGGCGTAAATGGCTGACAGCCGGATATCACGCCCGATGCGGTGCTGCTCTTTCACATACCGCGCTATCCGTTCCCGGGCGGCGGCTTCTATCGGTTCGGATTCCGGTGTCGGGAACAGATAAAGCACCGCATCAATGGTGTAATTGATAATTTCCACGGATTTCACAGTCACGCGGTCAGCCACCGGGCGCACATTCTCATCATTCAGCGCCTTATCAACGAGGGTCAGCAGTTCCGCCGGTGCCGTGCCGTCACCCTCGCGTGACAGCACACTGACGGTCACACAGGCAGGTTCCGGACTGATTGCCGAGGCATCCGCAACCAGTCCGGATGCGCTGCGGGCATGAAAAACATACGCACCGACCGGCCCGGCAACGCTCATTCCCTCAAACGCCTGCGGAATACGCATCCGGAAATCAGCATCGGATTCATAAACGGCCGGCAGTGGCGGGATCACGGTGTCGTCAGCCTCCCGGATAACCAGCCGTGGCACGTTATTGTTCGCGCCCAGCTGATCCAAATCCGCCCCGTAGGCATAAGCCACCATACAGGCGCGGGCGGCTTCATTGACCCGCTGGCGCAGCAGCATTTCCCGGTAAGCATTTTCCTGTAACAGTTTGGTCAGCGGCTCGGATTCCAGTTGCAGCACACGGGCGACCGGCGTTCGCAGTTCTTCCGGCAGAGAGGCCAGCAGTGCGGCTTTACGCTCAGTGAAAATCTGTTCGAAATCTAACGTTTCGATCACGTCCGGCTGCGGTAACTGGCTGATATCGATGGTTGGCATGATTACCCCCGGGGAATTTCTGCCGTAAACGGCTGGTTATCGGTTTTCGTGCCCTGAAAATACAGGGTCGGCACGTTGTTTTCGTCCGGTTTTACTTCAATGCGTTGCAGGCTGATACGCGGCTCCCAGCGCATTAACGCCATATAACAAGCGCTCATGACTTTCAGGCGCGTTGCCTTGTTATCCGGTTCATCAATCAGCTCTGACAGTAACGAACCGTATTCACGGCGCATCACGCGGGAACCTATCGGCGTGTGCAGAATGTCGTACATACTCTGCGTAATATGCGCATCGTCACTGATGGCCATACCCGTTTTTTTATCAAAGCCGCTGTATGTCATACCGGTGTGTCCGTATTGCTGTTGCCACGCTCTACCCCACCGTGTTTATGGGTATGCAGCGTGACACCGTTAGAGTTAATACTGCCTCTGGTATGAGTAAAGTTACCGGTCATTTCACCGCCTTTTTCCACATTCAGGGTTGCGCACGTCAGATTGTCTGAACACACCACTTTCGGGGTATTAAAATTAATCTGCGTGCTGGCCGTCACTGTCACTTCCGGGGCGGTGGCATCAATTTTTTGCGCGGCGCTCACCGTGGCTTTCTGAATGCCGGTCACCGTTAATTCACCGGTTTCCGGCTCGTATTCGATCACAGCACCGTCACTGAATGTTTTGTGCATAGCCTGCGCACTGTGGCTCGGTGCGCTGTTTTTGTCGCTGTACAACGAACACAGCACAAAGGCCGTGGTTAATTCACCATTCACAGCGCCGATAATGACCTGCTCACCGGCAACCGGCGCCCACCATGACCGCCCCGCTCCGGCACGGTCAGTGCCCCAGCGGATCCAGTCAGTGAGAATGTCCCCGGTTCTGACCCGGCAAACCATCTTTTCAGTGTTCACCTCTTCAACCACGCCCACGCGTAACAGGTTGGAAATAAGGCGTTCCAGTTCATTCAGTGTCATCGTGAGTTCACCAAATCCTGATAAATAAGTTCCAGCAGCCCGGCGCGTTCGTACTGCGACAGGCCGAGTAATTCACGTTTCGGGTACTGCGTCCGCGCCATCTCGTTAACGGCACCGGTGAGGCCGTACTGATGCTGCCGGGCAATGGCGGCGGCTTTACCCTGAAACCCGACAACAGCGGCATCCGGAAAAGCCTGTGCCCGCAAAAACCGGGCAGTGCGCAGCCGCTTAAACATCGGATCACCGCGCTTTGTGCTGCGGCGGGTTTCTGACAGGTCGATTGACAGAAAGCGCTCAATATCTTTCCGCATGAATGACCGTACCGCGCCGCGCTCTTCGTCATAGCCGGTAATCATCCGGCCGTTGCGCCCTTTGGTGTTACGCCAGCCCCGCAGACGGCGGACTTCGCCCTTATACAGAAATTCAACGCCCCGCTTTGACCGCAGCACCTGTGTTTTTCTTGCCTGGTAAGGTGAGCCGTCCGCATTTTGCTGACTGCGGATCCGTTTCTGCTGGTCTGCCCGGATAGCCTTTGCCAGTTTTGCCGACAACCGGCGGCGGTATGCCGGGCTTGTCGTTGACAGCAGCCGCGATAATTCGGCATCCAGCTGTGAAAACAACGCGGTTTCGTTACTCACGCTACCCCCTTACACCTGACGCGGTTTAAATTCTGGTTCAGGCAGATGTGTTACGGTTTCCTCTCCGTCTCCGCCCTCAACAACAACACGTTCGGTAACGGACAGCACTATCAGAATGTCAGCTGTGTCGTTGTCCAGAATGTCAGCATCAAAACGGATCCCGCCCTCGCGTTTGTCCGGGTTAAATATCAGCGCCGGTTGTTGCTCCCGCACCCACTTCAGCACCGGCAGCATCAAATCATCCAGGGAGTTCGGGTAATCCATTGCCAGCAGATTCAGCTTGTAGCTGTACATGAAGGAATTTCCCGGTCTGCCGGTGGCAATAAGGTTTCCCTCTGAGGCGTAGACCTCCAGTGATTCCGGATTCTGCTGGAAACGCGGCTCCCGCGCCGTCAGAAATTCCCGCAGTAACTTCGGTTTCAGCATCACTGCCCCCTGTAGTGGTTAATCGCACTGACACAGCGCTTTTCAAGGCTTTTACGGTCAGTACCGCAGCTGTTATCTGTCAGCAGACAGACCGATGAAATCAGAAACACGGCCAGAAAAATCAGGGTACCAATGACATAACAGATTGTTTTCATGGTGATACCCTGCACTGTTTTTCTAACTCCCTGACCCGGGATTGCAGATAATCTAATTTTGCCTGGTCGCTGATGATTCCGGCTCTGATATCGAAAACAGTTCGTTCAGCTTTTTCAGTGAGTCGGATTTCGGTTCCATCGCCCACGCTGCCGCTGCCGGTATTTCTGCCTGCTGACAATTCACAGGTGGCAAGGTCGGCACCGGTGAGCCGCAACCGCCGAGCACCATCACGAACGGCATCACGCAGATGATTATTTTCCTCAAGCGCATCTTTCAGTTTTCCTGTGTGTCTGGCGTCCAGTTCGGCAGCTTTACGCTGAGCTGTCCGCATCCGTTCCGCTGCCGCATCACTTTGCTGTTTCGCTGCCAGCGTCAGCGCGTTTAATGTGGTCTGGTGTGTGGTAGTCAGTACGGCGATTTTTCTGTCGTAGTACCATTTCCCGCCGACAGTCAGCAGTAACAGGCCGACAATGGCATAGGTCGAAAAGCCGCTCTTATTCATCATCCAGACCCCAGCACGCAAGCGCGGCTTCCTGTTCCCGGCGCAGTACCTGACCGTAACAGCCGTTTTTCTGCCCTTTGGTCTTCCGGCAGTCTTTGCCGCCGTCATAGATCCAGCGTTTTATTTCCTGACAGGCACCGCGTTTATCACCGGCATTCAGTTTTTTGAAAAATGTGGATGTGAAACATTTCCCCGGGCCGATGTTATACGGGCAAAAACTGGCAATACCGGCAATCTGTGCATCATTCAGCGGCACATGCACATTACGCAGCACCCACTGTACCGCCTTTTCAGCCTCGACACGGTTCACTCTGGCGCACTGCTCCGCTGTCAGTGTCATACCGCGCTTTACCGGCAGGCCATCAATCCGGGTCACGCCCCGGCAGATAGTCCAGATACCGCCGCCGTCCTGATACGCGGTCAGGGAATTACCTTCTTTCTCATCCAGAAACTGATCGACAATGGCCGTCGCTCCGGCACCACCCAGCAACAAGCCGATCATTATTTTGCTGAATACATTCAGGTTATTCTGTTGCATCACAATTCCTGTTTCGGTGCGGTAATGAAATCTTTTGCGGATCCGCTGCTGATACCCTGCTGTTTCAGGGTTTCCACATAATCCGCCCATATCGCTGTCCGCTGCTGCTGTGAGCGCCGGTTAAGCAGATAATTCATGACACCAAGGCCGATACTGAAAACCAGACCGATCAAAAACCCCCATTCAAACAGAGAGAATCCGGAGAAAAACGCACCGGCGGTGGCGAAAAAATAGGTGAGTCTGCTGTGTAATTCGTCCATCCCTAATCCCACAATTGAACGGTATCTTTCTGTTTTGGTTCGGTGATATCCGGCATTTCCACCCACTGCCCCGGACGTAAAACGGTTGCCAGACACAGCCCCGGATTGGCATCAAGTACCTGTGTGACGACTCCCTGCGTGCGCCGGTAGTGCCGGTAACAGAGTAAATCCACGGTATCGCCCTGCTGTGCCTGTACTTTCATTACGCCAGCTCCGCCACCATGCGCCGCAGCCCCTTCAGGTCACGGACGGCGTTCTGTCCGTCCCGGCGCAGATCATCAATCTGCGTGCTCAGGGCTTCCGCGTGTTTTTCACCTTCGCGGGTTGTGTCGATATCACGATAACTTTCAATCAGATATGACTTAGTGAAGCTGTAAACCGCCTGCCGGTATAAAAATAAATGCCGGGTTTCATCGTTGACCGGTGTTGACGGCACATCACCCAGCGTTTCCGCTGTCTGCGCTGCCTGCCACTCTTTCAGCAGGTCATTGACATACAGGGCGGCACTGGTAGCTGCGTGCTTCAGTCTCGCGGTAGTAACGGTGCCGTTAACCCGCATAGCCCAGCGCAGATCAGACAATGTGATATCCGGGTAAAACGGGATGGTTGTCACCACAACGCCCTTGTCACTGATATCTGTCGTTTCATCGGTCGGCGCAACGGCCTTGGGTGCGACTAATCCGCTCATGGGATCACCTCGGTAAAAAAACGGCGGTGGACGATGAGGACACAGTCATTAACCCCGCCTCATCGTGCCGCCGTGGCACACGGGGGTGCATTCGGTTATGACGCGGCTTTTTTCCGCGCCGTGGCTGTCTTTTTAGCGCTGCCCGGCTTTGGTTTTGTGCCGGCACCTTTCGCCATGGTATTTTTCGCCGGTTTCTTTTCCGGTTCCGGCGCAGCGTCCTGTTCACTGCCGTCCGCTTTTTTCAGCTCACGTTGCAGCAGTTCAATATCCCGTTTCACGCCGGATTTGCTGTGCAGCAGCAGCGCACGCTGTAACAGCTCAAGCGCCCGGGCTTTATCTTCCGGCTGCTTACTCAGGCGCAGTGTGTACGCCAGTGCTTTACAGAGTTTTGCCTGTACTTCGTTCGGTACATCATGGTACTCAGTCAGTGTTCTGACGCGTTCCAGTACCGGCAGCGGGATCAGCTGGTCAGCACCGACACCGGCAGAAAACAGGGTCAGCGCTTTATCACAGATTTCATCAATCACCATCACCGCCGGTGTGCGGTTGTAGCGTTCCGGCAGCGGTAAATTGTGTGCCAGCACGTAACCTGCCATATCCAGCGCCCGGTCATAGTTTCCGCAGTCGATCTGCCAGACCAGAACGGTAGTAAAAACCTCATCCGCCTGCCCGGTATTGGCCGCAATAACGCCGTCAATCCACGGTTCGTACTGGTCAAGCACCGTTTTCTTGTATTCAATCTTGAACTCAGTGCCCTGAATATCGCTCAGGCGTGACTGATCGTGACGCAGACTGTGCAGGATCTGCTCGTATGCCGTCATGTTTGCGGTTGTTTGTTCGCTGCCCCGGCGCTCTGCCATGACGCGTTGCCAGTGTTCCTGAGCAGGTGTTAACTGTTGCATTGCATATCCCCCGATAAACACCGGTGCCCGGCGGCACCGGCTGTGACAATGTTATTCGCCGCTGCTCTCAGCTTCGGCGTAAGTGATACCTTCAATCAGGCAGGCGAGGCCGTAATCTTCCACGGCGTAACCGTCATTACTCTGTGCATAGGTGGCAATACGGTTATATTCCGGCTCATTTTTAATGAAGCGGTTTAACTTGCCTTTCTGCCAGTAAATGGACAGGTTTTTCATGGTGGTGATTAACACAGCGCCATCCGGGAAATACGGCACCTGAACAGACGGAATTCCGCCTACGCTGCTGAGTTTCATCAGCTCGTTACCGGCCATCAGTTCCATATTCGGATTTTGCTGGCTGTGCTGATTGATGATTTTGAAGTTTTTCTGTGTGACCAGCTGACGACCAACAATCGCCACCAACCCGGCAGCGTTGCGGTGCCACGGATCGATCAGGTTGTTTACCGCGTCATACACAACGGCATCAATATTGGCGTAACTGCCTTTTTTGATGATTTTCCCGTCCTCGTCACGCGAAGTCAGGGTAATGTTTTTCATCACACGCTGCGGTGCCCGTTCACGCACAAGCTGTAACCAGCCGATATTGACGTCCTGAAGTAACGGGTTTTGCTGACGATCTGATTTCGCCGCACACTTAACCCCGTTAAAACCAATCATCAGGCGATCAAGCCCTTCACGCTGAATAATCTGCTGATTAATCAGGCTCTGAAACTGAGGGTGCCCCGCCCAGGCGTCGAGCTGGGTATACGGGATCATTGTGTCAAAGTTGGTTTGCGCACATTTGAATGTGTTTTCTTCCATCCCGAAAGCCTGTGCAGGCTCACGGCGGTCTGTGGTTGACGTATTACGGCTGGCAATCGGCTGACTGGAGGCGACCAGAATCGTTGACCCTTCTTGTTCAGTCACACCGAATGAGTTGATTTCTTTCAGGAAAGGGCTGCTTTCCATCACGGCCTTTTCAATCTTCTGCTGCACTGACGGATCAACAGAAAATTGCAGTGATTTACCGTCACGGACGGCATGGTTTAAACGCGCCTGATTGTCCAGGTAGGACAGATACGCTTTATTTGCTTCAGGTGTTAATGACATATCAGTTTTTCCTTAAAATTCAGACTGAACGTAACCGCCGTTACCGGTGGAAAGCTGGCGCTGTTCGTTATCCGCGTCAGTGCCGCCGAGCTGCGTTTTCAGGGCGGATAATTCCTGTTTCAGGGTCTCGACTTCACCTGACAGCGTTTCTTTTTCGGCAGTCAGTTTCTGCATGGCCGTTAACGCCTCTGCACAGGTTTTCGCGGTCAGGTTGATACCTTCCTGTAACGCGGCAATGTCGTGATTACTGTTTTCACGCTGGATCCCGAGCACTTTTTTCAGTCCGGTAAGGAATTCAGCTGCCAGTGATTTCTGCTCTGCCTGCTGCTTTTCTGCTGCGCTCATCTTCACGACCGTTTCCAGTGATGCGGTATAGGTATTTTTCGCATCTTCCGGCAGGCCGCGCTCACGGTTACTCAGGGTGATAACCTGCGTGCCGAATGCCGCCGGGGTATCAGTCAGCGCAACACCGGTCAGATAGGCACCTTTTGCCGCGTCATTCGGGCAATCCGGTAAAAATTCGATACTGGAAAAAATCTTCTGGCCGCTTTCGTTCAGGGCGATTAATGGTGCGTCTTTGACCGGGTCAATGGTGGCGGAGATTTCCAGCGCCAGTTTTCCTTTTAACGGCCCATCCTGTAACTCAAATGCACGGGCAGAATCGATCATGGAAAAATGACGCCATGTACTGTCAGGTAACACACTGGTGATGTGTTCCAGATTGATACGCGCGGCGTACAGCTGCGGATTATAGTTGTCAGCCATCTGCTGAATCTGGTCACGCGTGACAGCAAAGCCGTTTAACGTGCCGCCCTCGGTGCAGACGATGACCTGTAGTTTTTTATTGTCTTCTGGCATGGGTTTTCACTCCGGAGATAACGACAATTCTGTGTGTCTGTATCTTCGCAAGTGCTTGTTTCCGGTTCAAAAGCTTTGCCTTGTGACATCGGTGTGACAAGTGAAACCCGTGGAGGTGTACGCGCGCGATGTGGGAAAGTTGACGCATGATAACTGACTCTCAGCGCGATCCGCGGTCGGAAGCGAAAAGCCTGTACTGGCAGGCGTACAGTATTTCACAGATAGCGTCACACCTCGGTGTGAGCGCCAACACGCTCTATTCGTGGCGCAGACGGGATAAATGGGATGAAACCCACCCGGTTCAGCGCGTCAGTGATGAGATTCATGTCCGTATTCTGCGGATCCTCAATAAAAAAGACCTGACCGCGCACGATTTTAAAGTGATGGATTTTCTCGGCCGTCAGATGGCGCGGCTGAACAAAGAAAGCGACAAGCAGGAGAAAGAGAAGAAGCCGAAGACGCCGAAGAACCACTTTACCGAAGAGCAGATCAAACAACTCCGGCAGTTGGCACTTGAACCGCTGTTTGAACATCAGAAGAAGTGGTTTAAGCAGAAAAACCGCCGTAACCGCATGATTTTAAAATCACGGCAAATCGGCGCGACCTGGTATTTTGCCCGTGAGGCACTGCTGCACGCACTGGAAACCGGCAATAACCAAATATTCCTGTCAGCCAGCCGGGCACAGGCGCATCAGTTTAAAGGCTTCATTATCGCCCTCGCACGGCTCGTCGGCGTGGAGCTGAAAGGCGGGGATAAAATTATTTTGTCCACCGGTACAACATTCTATTTTCTCGGTACCGCTGCGGCATCCGCACAGTCTTATACCGGCGATCTCTATTTTGATGAGTTCTTTTGGGTGGCTAACTTCGCCGAACTGCGCAAAGTGGCGGCGGCTATGGCCTCACAGGTCGGATTACGCCGGACTTATTTCTCTACCCCATCATCTGAAGAGCATGAGGCTTATCCGTTCTGGACAGGGGACTTCTTCAATGAATCCCGGCCTGAATCCAAAAAAATCAGCATTGATACCACACATAAAACCCTGAAAAACGGTGTGCTGTGCGGGGACAATATCTGGCGACAGATTGTCACTATCCATGATGCGATTAACAGCGGGTTTGACCTGATATCACTGGCTGATATCGAAAGCGAGAACACCCCGGACGATCTCGAAAACCTCTATAACTGTAAGTTTGTTAAAGCCGGTGAACGGGCATTCGACTATAACGCCCTTATTTACCGTGGTGTTGATGGTTATAACCGTGATGTCTGGCCGGACTGGAAGCCTTACGCCGACAGGCCGCTTGGTAATAAACCGGTGCGCATCGGTGCCGACCCGACAGGCACCGGCGGCAATGGTGACGGCCTCGGCCTCGCTGTGCTCGCCCCGCCTGCCGTTCCCGGCGGGAAATGGCGGGTTGTCGAGGCGCTGCGCTTCCGTGGCATGGCCTTTGAAAAACAGGCCGAGGAAATCAGAAAACTGACACTGCGCTACAACGTACAGGGGATCAACATTGATATTACCGGCGGTACCGGCGAAGCCGTGTATGAGCTGGTGAAAAAATTCTACCCGGCAGTACAGGGCATCCGTTATACCCCGCAGGTCAAGCGGATGATGGTGCTTAAAGCGCAGATGCTTATCCGCAACGGACGCATTGAATATGATGCCGGGGCATCACAGATCCCGTCGTCTTTCATGACTATCAAAAAAGTTATCACACAGGGCGGCATTGTCACCTATGCGTCAGACCGCACACGCGGTGTTGATCACGGGGATATTGCCTGGTCTGTTATGAACGTTTTATACGCTGAACCTATCGGCAGCGAATCCGCAGACAGCGGATCCTGTGTATCGGAGTTTTAACCATGAAAAAAAAGAAAACACTGCCCGTCACCGCTAAAGCAGAACTCCCCGCTGACAAGCAGTGTGCTGCATTCACCTTTGATAATCCTGTGCCGGTCACCGGTGCTTATGACCTGCTCGACTGCATGGAGTGTGCAAAAAATGATAAATGGTATGAAACACCGCTGGACTTCTACAGCATAGCCCGCGCATTTCGTTCAGCGGTACACCATGAATCACCGCTGCTGTTTAAGCGCAACGTTATCATGAGCTGTTTTATCCCGCATAAATCCCTGTCATATCAGGAAATGAACGCCTATGTCCTTGATTATCTTGTGTTCGGAAACGGGTATTTTGAGCGCCGCCGTAATATGCTCGGTGGGTTGCTGCAACTGAAACGATCACCGGCAAAATACACCCGGCGCGGGATTGACCTGGACACCTATTATTTCGTTCAGACATGGAAGGATGCACATGAATTTAAGCGCGGTGATGTTTTCCACCTGATCAATCCGGATATTAACCAGGAGATTTACGGGCTTCCTGAATATCTGGCCGGGCTGATATCCGCCAAACTCAACAAATCGGCTACCACATTCCGGGTCAACTACTATGAGAACGGCTCACACGCCGGGGTGATTGTTTATCTCAATGATGCACTGGCCGACCCGAACGGCGTTGAGGATCTGAAAGGCGCATTGCAGAAATCACGCCGTGACGGGGCTTTCAAGAACCTGTTTGTTTATTCAGCCAACGGTAAGAAGGACGGCATTCAGATCCTGCCGTTCAGCCAGATAGCGGCCAAAGATGAATTTATGAACGTGAAGGATGCCACCCGTGATGATTTGCTTGCTATGCACCGTGTGCCGCCGCAGCTGATGGGTATCGTACCGACCGGCGCGGGCAGCTTCGGGGATGTGGAAAAGGCCGCGAAAGTTTTTTCTATCAATGAGCTGATGCCAATCATGCAGAGCCTGAAATCCGTGAATGACTGGGTCGGTGAAGAGGTCGTGCGCTTCAATGAGTACGCCCTGCTTGAAGCCCTCGGCGCAAAGTAAATAATCACCCCGTATCAGGCGCAGCGTAACCCATCACACGCCGCGCTGACCATCATTGATACCCTGCCATTTTTTCACCTGCCACGCTCGCACATCCCGCAAAACAGGCGCAGAAATGCGCCTTTTTCATGTGCCGGACACACGGAGAAAGAGCGGCACCCTATCCCCCTCAGCGCGCGATTGCTCCCCCGCCTCGCCCGCACACAAAAGGTGTGCTTTTTTGTGCAGTTTTTGCCACCGAGGCAACGCGCAGCCCGTCAGGGCTTGCGCGGTATTTTACGTGAACCGGAAATTGTGCAGGAGTGTGCGGATTTGTGCGGTGATTTTTGGCAAGAAAAAACCGCCGGTTTCGGCGGTTCTGGTTGGCTGTTACTGCTTATCCGGAAATGACATAATCCTTTTTATTTCCGCCGCTATTTTAGTAACATTCGCTATATCCTCATATTTTTTATACACCACAGCAGCACAACCGATGAATTCATCCGGTGTGACTGATCCTTCAGAAAAAAGCACCTCCAGTTTATCAACAAATGCTTTCAACCGTACTGTCTTATCATCCGGCGGAGCACCTACGTATAAAGGCACCATTATTAAGCCCCTTCCGGCAACTGGCACAAAATACCCTGACGGAAATAATCATCCGGAAAATCTGTGCGCATTCCGGTAGCTTTAGCACAATGCGCCTCAGTACACTCATGCGGCAGAAATGGCACAGAATCGTGATACCAGCTATTCCCGCTGAATTTCATGGACGTTCCCTGAGTATATTTATCAATTGATGAATATACGGTTAACCGCCATTTTATATGTGCCGTAATTGCCATTGCTGCATCAATGGCGTTCCGTGGATCAGAAAAATAAGCCCACTCAGACACATAAACATCTGCACAATACCCAGCCCAACACTGGTTAGTGTCGGGAACAAACCGAATACTGGCACCATTACTTAGCTCTATAGTCTGTGTACACGGCTTTACTTCACACCCCAAAAATAACGCTGCATAATTTATAGCGCCTGAAATAAACGTATCTTCCGGATCAGCCGGTGCCGGTTCGATAAATATTTTGTTTCTTCCAGTGAGGCAGGCATCAAGTACCGCCTCAAGTGCAAAATAATAATCCGCACCAATCTGACGGCCTTTATGTAAATCACGGGCACGCTGAAAACGTTGTGCATACCAGCGTTTTTGCCACGGAAATAAACTATTCAGCCGATTGTACAGACTAATAATTAATTCTGTTGTCACTGCAATTTTAATTGTCATAGTTGCTTACCCCAAGAACCGGAAGCCAACTGCTACTTTTTCGGCTTCTTCTTTTGAATTAAATGTCAGACGGGTTTCCGACAGATCCCCGCAACACTCGCTTTCTACCGCCACATACCAATAATCATTTTTTTCACTGATACGATGGATAGGCGCAGAAATAACCTTAGTGACCGTGCAATCTAATAAATTCATTTTGCTAATACCTTTTGCCAGATAGCGGAAACATATTTAGCCTGGTGCTTTGCATCCGCTAACGCATTGTGCTGAACACCGTTAAACGGCATATCCCGCTTCGGATCAAAACCTAACGCCCGCCCAATTTCGACTATTGTTCTTACGTCCCGGTCGTTATACCAGCGCCAGATATTCGGAATTCCGTCTTTTTTCAAACGGGTATAAACATTACGCAAAATGACATTATCGAACGAGGCACCATTACCCCAGACTTTTAACGACGATAAATCACATGATGAACTCATGAATTGCCTTAACTTTGCCAGTGCGACAACCAGATTAGCGCAATTATCTTTTACTATTTCTGACCTGGCCTCACTGGATTGTTTTAGCCACCATTTAATAGTATCGGCATCTACTGTTGTCCCCTGAAAAGCCATAGCAGAATACAGGTCTATCACCTCATAAAATTCGTTGCCCAGCTCCCCCGTTTCCGGGTCGAAAAAAACAGCACCAATGGAAACAATCGCCGCTGTTGGCTGAGTTCCCATCGTTTCCAAGTCAATCATTAAGTGGTTAAATTTAGGCATTTTCCTTCCTCATTTTCTCAACCCGCGCCAATATTGACGCCGCTTTCTGCTCACGCTTATCGGCCTGCTGCCGTTCTCTCACTGCTTTTACCTCGTCGCCCAGCTCCAGCCGCATCCGGCCATCACGGAACAACAGTTTCTGATCACCGTAATCAACGGTCATGCCCCGGATAAACATCATCATCAGCCCGTCCGCTGGCATTTCATGCCCCATTGAGGCGGTGAATTTCTGTATTTCCGGGATAAATGCGATTTCGTTGTCGCTTAAAGTGATACGGGAATTAACCCGTCTGGCGATTTGTGCCGGTTTTGCTGCCTGTGCCGCTTTCTCAGCGGCCTTATTACTCAGGCAAGAACCCCACGGCTTTATCTGGCAAACCCCTGTCACGCCGTAGTTTGGCGCTAAATCTGGCGATTTATCACCATCGGTTGGGATCACCGATCCACAGTTATTGACAGGACTCCGAGGGTCGGCGATGCCGCCCTTTAAAAGATTAAAATCAAAACCAACGGCAACCGGTGCCGGGTTTTGGTTATCGCGTTTTTTTACAATCCGGTATTTACGTTCGCGGGTCGTAATAACATCCCCGCCAAATGGTGAATAGATCCCGAAAACCTCCGGCACAACCTCGTCATACTGGTTTTTATGCTCAGCGGTGCGCCTCGCTACCCGGATTGTTTGCAGGTTGCGCGGGGTACAAGGCCCTCCCTGTGAAATGATGTAATCATCAAAATACCCCTTGTCTGCGGCAAATCTGACCTTCTCTGCCACATCACCAATTTGCTCCGCGATAGATGTTCCGCGCAACTTGCGGCACTCGCGGTAAGCGCCTTTTGACGGCAGGTTATAAAACTGAAACTGTGGTATACGCCATGTTGCCGCCCATGCGGTCACGGCTGCGGCGGTGTCACTCAGTGGTTTTCCGGTATCGAAGTCGGTTTCGCCGTCCAGCGCGTATCCGTCGATATTCTTAGAAATGTATTTCGCTATGTAGCTGATAGCACCGCCTTTATTCATGTGCTCACACTTAAAGCGGTGTTCTTTTGCGCCTTTTTCATCACCATCAGTGGCGAGGGCTTTTTTTCGCATGACATCAATCACCGCCGCACGGCTGGCTTTATCGGTAAACAGCAATAAATGCCAGTGCGGGGTAGCATCATGATGAGGTTCAACCACGCGCACGCCGTAAACTTTCAGGCCGTAATCTTTGAAAGCGGTACGAATGTTTGACCAGACGCGGACAAGGTAAGCCTGAGCATCTTTCGGTGTGTACGCCTCATCCGCCCAGTTCCGGTTAATAATCGCTGTTTTCTCGCCTTTTTTACCGACAAGTTTTGTCGGATGGTATTTTGACGGGGCAGTGATGGTAATAAACATACCGATATCTCCGCGCTGTACCGCAACGTTTTCAATGCCGCGAATCTGTGCCATCAGTTCCATCCGGCGGATCTCAGGATTGGCTATACTGCCGATAATTTTCTCAAACAGATCAAACCGCTCACCGGTTTCGGTGTCTTCGATATCCATCTGTTTCAGGTATTCTTCGTTCGCTTTACGCTGCGCCCGGACATCATTAATTGCCTGGCGGCTGGCATACGGGCGCTTGTTTTTATTAACTGCCATTACCGCGATAAATAACTCCTCACGCCAGCGGGTACGGTGCGTGCGTAACCGGCGCAGCCAGTAATCCTCATTGACCAGGCGGGCAAGTGCAGAGTGAACGTTTTTATCAGTAATCGTGCACTCCCGGTATTTTGTGTAATACATCGGGGTAACATGCAGCGCCCTTGCATCTTCAGCGACTTTTCCGTAAAGCTCGTAAAGATACAAAGGTTCAAAAACAGCCTCCGGACTGATTGCCGAGACTTCATCAATCAGTGTGTGAATGCGCTCAAAAAACGCTTTCGCGAATTGTTTTGCCAGCCCTTTAACAGCTTTATCTGACATTTCAGGCAGCAAGTTAAACCGCCCTGAGTCAGCAGATGAAAAGCGGGCATTAACGGCATTAATTCGCGGAAGAATTTTCTGATAAAAGGTGAAGTAAAGATAATAGTGCGCTTTCTTCAGCCCTTCTTCTGACAGGACTTTTTCATAACGTTTCCTGAACGGAAAACGCAGCATACGCGGCAACCGCTCAATCTCATCAAGCAATTCCTGATGCTGCTGTAATTGTTCGGCAGACAACGGTGATTCAAAGCCTAATACCGCCTCATGCTGTTTTTTATTCCATTCATACGCAAATACCGCCGGTTCCGGCGGCGACTGCACACTGAAATCAATCACTTTAGCGCTCATGGATAGCCACCACCGGCATTTCCCGGAGTACAGACAGCGCTGTCTGACAACGTTTCACTATCATTTCGCTGAAACGCAGATATTCATCCAATGTTTTTACCGGTTTATCTTTCGGCTTGATAACCTGCATAGCGACCAGATCAGCAACCATAACGACAGGATTGTCATATCTGGCAACCAGTGACCAGCTATTATTTTTAAGATCAGCCTCAATCAGCGCATATGCCGGAAGTGATGCGTGTTCTTCCGGCAGTCGGCGGACGATAGCGTATCGGGTATCGGTAATATAAATGCCGTTGCGCGGGTCGATGATGCTCATTGGCAGCCTCCGAGCACAGCAATAATCTCTGGTGCTTTCTTTCGGTTTCCGCTGGCTGCAATTGTTCGCGGTGCTTCAATTTCGTGGATGGTGAAGCCTAAATCCGCATACAATTCTTTCGCTGCCGGCGAGTTGGAAACGGTGACAGGATTTCCCTGCAAGTCATTCAAATCTTTCAGGGCAAAGGCTAATTCCTCCTGGTCTTTATCGGTGAACCCAGCGGCGCTGTACTGAGTAAATCCGGTTCCCATATACGGCGGATCACAGTAAACACCGTCACCAAATTCGACCAGGGATAAGGTGTCCTGCCACGGCAGACAGGCAATCTCCGCTTTACCGGCTTTTTCTGCAAAAGCAACGATTTCTTTTTCAGGGAAATACGTTTTTTTATAGTGACCAAACGGAACGTTAAAGCCGGTTTTCTGACTGTACCGACAGAGTCCGTTATAGCAATGACGGTTTAATATAAGAAAGAAAATAGCCCTGTTAACAGGACATAATTTTCTATTATTGAAACTATCTCTTAATGAATAATAAACCTCTTCTTTATTAAATCCTTCCCACTTAAAAGCTAACCCATCAAATAAGTCCTCTATAGGGTCAGATATCAACTTATATAAATCAATAAGATCAGAATTAACATCCGCAATTAAATACTGTTCATAGTCAGTATTCATCATCACAGCACAGGAACCGGCGAACGGCTCAACGAGGCGTTTTGTTTTTGGCAGGTGCGGGCGCAGCTGTTCCATAATACCGACTTTTGACCCCGCCCATTTGAGGATGGTTTTATTCATTGCAAACTTTCCTTCTTACAACTTTTGTCTTCCCGCAACACAAGCAGCCTAATTTACGTTCGACGAAAGTGACTCCGGCAACCATATCCCAATAAACTTCATTTAAATCAGTCCATTTATGCAGACCTATAAAGCAACGAATATTCATCTCACACGCTCCGGTAATGTTTGTTTTTCAGTTCATCAATTGCCTGGCAATCAACGCACATGGTGCAGCCGATCACAGCGCTGCGGCGTGGTTCAGGGATTGCCTTGCCGCACCCCTCACATTCAAATGCCGACACACCCGCAGCAGTAATGCGGGCGGCGGCTATCTGGCTTTCAAGCACAAGTGCGGCGTGGTCATTGGCACGGTCGATTTCGTCAGACATGGTTCAGCTCTCCCGCTTCATTTTCGATACGATCAGCTTCACCATTGAGCAGGTTATAGATTTCAGTTGGTGACATTTTCTGTCTTAACGCCTTATGGGAAATGGTGCGCAAACGACCGGCAAATCCGTCAAGCAAGGTTTTGCGCTCGTCTTCGCGGTTGGCTTTAATGTTTTCAGCTACAGGCGTGAATATTGGATCCGGAAATGATTTCATTTTAAAACCTCATTTTTAGGTAATAAAAAGCCCTGACCGGTTAAGGTCATTTTCTTTTTGGTCAATATTTAAATCGGATATGAAATATTTTTTGGCATTAATGCCGTTAGCGATTTTATTTTATTAATGGCAATAATTAATTGCTGCTTTTCCTCTTTTGTCAGGTCTGTATACTTTCTTTCCTTATTACCCAACTCAGCAAGAAAGAAAATCATGTCCAGTATTCGTTTATCTGCCAGCCGCATATATTCAATAAACCCGGCAAGTTCGCTATTGTCTGGATTATCCTGTTTGTTTTTGAAAAAAACAGTTGTCCGCAATGCTCCGGCCTCAGTTAGTTTTTCTGTTCTTTCAGAAAATGACATACCGTTATTTTTGTAACTATTAACGCCAGCCAGCGAATGATTAATATCTCCACTCTGTAACCGTGATGTAATATCAATTAATTCAGCTGTTGCACGCATAAGTCACCGCCGTTATTTCTTATCGAACAATGAATCTATAAAACCTGTTGCCTGTGCCAGCGCATCAACCTTACCGAATGAATTGAAGCTGTCAGCCCCATCACTCAGCATTACGTGATACTGCGTTATTTTTCTGGTCACATTGCGCGGCAACACGTAGATATTAAAGCCGCGATATATATAGCAATGCGACTTATACCGGACTAACGGAAAGCCGCTGTTGCTCATAAGCCGACCCACAGCAGCCATGCGTCACGTAATTCTTTTGGTCTGTTCTGGAATGCGTCCCGCATTGCGCGGTTAAATTCCGGAATGTAAATCCAGTTCTCACCGCGTGTTTTCACATCACCTTTTGAATCAGGGTTAGTCCATCTGACCAACGGAAGCTTATTGTTATCAACCATCGCTTTTACTGCCGCAGGCGTTTTTCCGATTAGCTCCGCAAATTTTGGCGGGGTTACTGCATCCACCGGATAATTAACCTGCATATAACCGTCTGTGTTCTGCTCGCTCATATGTCATAATCCTTTTGGTCAAGTGCTTACAGTTGCTTGTGTTTGCTTCTGTTGGCGTTTGGCTTAAATAACTAGATTACATGTAATCCATTTAACACGGAGTTTAGATCACATATGACCCAAAAAGCAAGCGTGGGGGATAAAATTTTGATAATCAGAAAATCAGAAGGTTTATCTCGTAGAGAGCTATCGGAGATGACGGGCATATCTGCCAATAACCTCAAAAATTATGAGCTACTCGGCCGACAAATACCGGCAGAAACCCTAACTATATTATTAGGACACCCGCGATTTGAAAAATACACACTCTGGCTGATGACAGGGAAAACCAATGAAGCAATGGGGCAAGTCAGCCCGACTCTCTCCCCTGATGGTGCAGAGAAAGAGCCGTCACACCAATCAGAGCGGAAAATTGGCTAAATCTACATTATGAATTTATTGACTGGATAGACAGTCAATCGCTGTGCAACATCGGAGGGTTTTCTTATGCCTATTAAGAAACTCGATGATGGTCGATATTTAGTGGATGTTAGACCTCTTGGGCGGCAGGGAACCCGCATCAGGAAGAAATTTAATAAAAAATCAGAGGCAATAGCTTTTGAAAGATACACGATGGCTAACGTGTCCAGCATGTCAGCTACGGGTGTAAAAAAAGACAGACGAACACTGACTGAGCTTTTAAATTTATGGTGGCTCTATCATGGTTCAGCGAGCGATAACGGCGAAACAGAACACCGCCAGCTGAAGAAAACAATTTCAGCATTAGGTGATCCGGCAATAAACCGGCTCAATAAGCACGTTTTGCTTGAACACCGCACCCAGCGACTCAGAGATCAGGTTAGTGCATCAACTATCAATCGTGATATGTACCGGCTTTCCGGAATGCTTACAGCTTTAACCAAACTGGAAATATTTCATGGTAACAACCCGATAAAAGGATTACCGCCATTGAAAGAAAAGCAGCCGGAAATGACGTTTTTATCACAGGATGAAATCAGTCGTTTGCTTGATGTCCTGTCAGGTGATGAAAAGCGGATCGCCCTGCTATGCATCAGTACCGGCGCACGGTGGAGCGAGGCAGCAACACTGAAAAGTGAGCAGGTAATCGGTGGACGGGTGACGTTTTTAAAAACTAAAAACGGTAAGCAGCGAACAATCCCGATATCAAATGAACTTGAGAAAGCGATCAAGACAAAAGAATCCGGGTTACTGTTCCGTGTTGATTACCAGACATTCCGCGTAAAACTGCGAAATGTAAAACCGGATTTACCAGACGGTCAGGCTACGCACGTTCTGCGGCACACCTTCGCCAGTCATTTTATGATGAACGGCGGAAACATTGTTGCACTACAGCAAATTCTCGGACATGCCAGCATAAACCAAACAATGGCATATGCTCACCTTGCACCTGATTATTTGCAGTTCGCGATCTCGCTTAATCCGCTGAAAGGTGGTGTGACAATTTAG